GGTAAGATAACGCACTTCACGCAGGTTAAGAATTATCCTGTGCAAAGTTTTGCTACTGCTGATATAGTTCCTCTTGTGCTGATGCACATAGATAAGCTAATGTCTTCATTACAATCTTGTGTTGTCAATAGTGTACATGATTCCATAGTGATTGATGTTCATCCCGATGAAGAGCATCAAGTATTATCTGTCTTAAAGTCAGCTAATGAACAACTACTAAGTGTTATTAATACTAAGTTTAATATAGATTTTAATGTTCCATTATTACTAGAAGCAAAAATAGGTAAAAATTGGCTTGACACTAAAGACGTTTTGTGATATAACAATAAAACTTTCAATAAAGGAGAAAATGTAAATGAGTGATTTAGTAACTATTGATACTACAAATTATGCCGCAATGGCAAAGGCTATGGGCATAGCAGGAGAGAATACTTCTACCGATAAGAAGTCTAATACTTTACCTAGACTTAAGATAAACCATTCACCCATTATGGGAGAAGAAGAGATTAAAGGTAAGATGACTAAAGTAGAAGTAGTTGAAGGTGGTACATACAAGTTGGACATACCTGATGACAAGGCTGTGTATTCAACTTCAGCTACCATAAGACCTTTTCTACAGCGATTTATGTACAAAAGGTTTCTTAAGAATATGAATGCGAAGCCTGGCGAGCCTATGGGCACGTATCATAAAACTCTTATGGCAGATAATCTCAATATAGACCTGAAAGATAATCAAGGTGGGTTTAATTGTGGTAAGCCATCAGGGTATATTCAAGACTTCAAATCATTACCTGAGAAGACACAGGAACTTATTAAGCAGATAAAAAGAGTTCGTGTTGTATTTGGTCTAGTCGACTTAATTAATCCTGTAGACGAAAAGGGCAATGGAGTTGAGATAGATAGTCAACCATTTATATGGGAGATTGATAATAGGGATGCCTTCAAGATAATGGCTATGCCTTTTACTAAGCTATCTCAAATGAAGAGACTACCTGTTCAGCATAATGTGACACTTGGTACAGAGGAGAGAAAGTTACCAAATGGTAATTGTTTTTATCTTCCTACTGCAAGTTTAGATATGTCTAAGACTATTGATTTATCTAGCACAGACCAAGAAATGTTTGCTAACTTCTTATCTTGGGTAGAAAACTACAATAGCTATATCATCAGTGAATGGGATTCTAAGGCGAATCATCACGATGAAGAAGATAACTCTGTAGTTAATGACTTCATTGATATCGAAGAAGAGTTAGCCTAATGCAACACCGTGGTGAATTGGCGATTAGTCAGTACTTAGAAAATGCTTCTAAGGGCTTGACATCAATGAGTGATGAGACTATCAATCGTGTAGGCAAAGAAATAAAGGAAGCACTCAAACGTCAGTTTGCAGGTGGTAATAAGAGAGATGGGTTTAAGTTGCGTATGTCTAATATTGGCAGACCTTCCTGTCAGTTATGGTTTGAGAAGAACAAACCTGAGACTGCGTTACCTAGACCCACTACGTTTGTTATGAACATGATGATTGGCGATATAGTTGAGTCTGTATTTAAGGCATTACTAACTGAAGCTAAAGTATCATACAAAGATAGTGACACTGTATCCCTTGACATTGACGAAAAAACTACTATATCAGGTTCATATGATTTAGTTGTTGATGATGCAGTTGATGATATCAAGTCTGCGTCTGATTGGTCTTACAGGCATAAGTTTGATTCATATGAGTCGTTAGCATCAGGAGATAGCTTTGGCTATGTCGGACAGCTTGCAGGTTATGCAAAAGCATCAGGCTACAAAGCAGGTGGTTGGTGGGTTGTAAATAAAGCCAATGGTCAGTTTAAATATGTTCCTGCTAATATTGATATGGATGAAGAACTTACTAAAATAAAAAAGAACATCCAAGCAGTTGAATCGGAAAAGCTAGTACGGTGCTTTGAACCTGAACCTGAAACCTTTAGAGGTAAACCTACAGGTAATATGGTACTAAATAAAAACTGTACATTTTGTTCATATAGACAATCTTGTTGGGAAACTCTTAGAGAATTACCTGCACAGATGTCTCAGGCTAGAGAACCTAAGATGGTTCAGTATGTTAAAATGAAAGGAGAATAACATGAGTAAGTCAATAGATGAACTAAAAGCTAACATTGAAGAAATGGAAAAGCAATTAGCAGAAGCTAAGAAAGAGTATCGTGAACTACGTACAGCAGGTTTACGAGATGCTATGGAAGCTAGAAAAGCAGCTGACGAAGCAGTAAAAGAAGAACTAAGAAACTTAGGATATACTAATACTTATTCATATAGTAATCCATTTATTTCTTGGCGAAACTTCTAGGTGTCTCCTCATAAAATAAGAAGAGATGCAATAAAGCATGGGTATAGGAGTGGGTTAGAGCATACTATCTCACTCTACCTAACTAAGTTGAAACATAACTATGATTATGAATCAATCAAGATAGAATGGGAAGACCTAGCCTACAGAACCTATACCCCTGACTTCATATTAAACAATGGAATCATAATAGAAACTAAAGGCAGGTTTCTAGCTATAGATAGACGAAAACATTTAGCTATACAAAAGCAACATCCAAACTTAGATATCAGATTTGTATTCACTAATAGCAGAAGTAAACTAAGAAAAGGTGCTAAATCTACTTATGGTCAATGGTGCGACAAACATGGTTTTAGATACTACGACAGGATAATACCTGAAGATTGGCTCAAAGAAAAAGGCAAAAACAAACATCCCAAATTTATTAAGTTTGCAGGGAATAAAGTTAGGAGAATCAAATGAAGAATATACTAAGTAAAATAAAGCCAGAAGATTTTGTGATAGGAATCAGACCTGACATGGATGAGAATAACGTATGGACAGGTGAGATTCATATGAGTATTGTAACAGATAAAAATAATCCTCTAGATGATGATGACTACTACTCACTTCTTGCTTTCTGCAAAGTCATTTGTTCATCTGTTCCTGCTATGGAAGAAGATGATTATATACGAAAGAAATTAGAAGATAAGGCTATTGAGTTTGACGAGTATACGGATATACCCCCAAAGAAAAAAGGAAAAGTTGTTGACAAACAGGGCAATGTTGTGGTATTGTCTTTTGACGCAGAGACTAAAGGTAATGCATAATGTTAAGGCATATGGAGTATATGAAAAGAATGGCAAGTAAAGTAGATAATGAAGAAGACACAGTTAAGTATTTAAGTGGTTCTAAAAAAGAAGACATGGTTAATCATCCTGCTCACTACAACAAAGCAGGTATAGAAACAATTGATGCGATTGGAGCAGCTACCAATGAAGGCTTTAAGTATTACTTACAAGGTAATATACTGAAGTACATATGGAGATACGAATATAAAAATGGTGTTGAAGACTTAGAAAAAGCACAGTGGTATCTCAATAAACTCATAGAGGTAACAAATGATAAGAGTTAAAATTATGCTCACTCTACAAGTAGACCCTGAAGACTATCCTGTACCTTCTGATGGAGATGTTAGCGAAGACTTTGAGGATTACATTAGAGAACTGTTTCACGATTTAGAAGGTGTCACTGTAAAAAACATGAAAGTATTAATGGAGTAGAAAATGTTAAATAATTATTTGCCAACTGATTATCAAAACTTCATAGCATTATCTCGCTATGCAAGGTGGAAAGAAGACGAACAACGTAGAGAGAATTGGGGAGAAACTGTAGACAGATACTTTGACTACATGGAGAACCATCTCAGGAAAAAGCATAACTACAATCTAACAAAGGCACTTAAAGAAAAGATATCTGCACAGATAATGAATCTAGGTATCATGCCTAGCATGAGAGCTTTGATGACAGCAGGACCTGCATTGGATAGATGTCATGTAGGTGGTTACAACTGTAGTTATATACCTGTGGATAGTCCACGTTCATTTGATGAATGTATGTACATACTTATGTGTGGCACAGGTGTAGGATTCTCTGTTGAAAGAGAGAATGTTGACAAGCTACCCATTGTCAATGAACACTTTGAAGACAGCACTACTATCATCACTGTCGCTGACTCTCGACCTGGTTGGGCAAAAGCTCTACGAGAACTTATTGCTATGCTATACGTA